TTCATCTGTACCACCTTTACCTGCTTTTATTAATGCATCTTTAGCGTCATGTAGTTTTTGTATCATTGCAGGTGCATCACCGTTGTAAGCTGCTGCATGCACTGCTTCGTGTTCTAATATAAAATCTACATAATCTTCAAAGTCTTTTATTCCTTCTTGGTCTATACCTTTTCTACCAATACCGTATTTAACTTTTTGTGACGGTCCTACAGGTTGTGCAGTTTTAAGTATTTCTTCTCTGTCAATAAGAATCTTTATACTATCTCCGTCATCTATACGATTAAATGTTCTGCCTGCAAGTCCACGTAATTCACCTTTTTCATTTCTAATTTTATTTAATCCTGTCCTAGTTACGTGTTTACCATCTTTGCTAAATATTACAGCTTTTGATTTACCACCTTCTCTTGCAAGTTTATTTAATTCATCTATTGTATATACGCTATTAGTCAGTACATTATCTCCAACATCTACATACCTAATTCCTTTTCTTAATTTATTACCATCTTTAATTTTTACAGCTTGATAAATATCAGCACCAGTACTTCTAGCAGTTAACCACCCATTCATTTTGTTTCCTGTAGTAAATGTTTTACCTGCTTTAGTTAACTTTGTAACCCAAGCACCTGCTAAGTTTGCAGGGTCAAGACCTAATGTAACTACACCATCTATAAGTCCTGATACTTTTCTATATCTTTCTGTACCAGGTTCTGCAAAGTTCATAGCCATGACACGACCAGGGCTAATAACTTGTCCTCTGTAAGTATTACGTTCTACTCTTTCACGTTCTAGTGCAGTAATAGGTGTACCAAGTTGTTCTTGAATAACAGCTTCTATTGCTTCTAATTGTGAAGGGTCTTTTATAGTTGATGCTATTTGTCTATAAATCTCTGTATCTCTAGCTAATGTAGAATTGCCAAAGTATCCTCTACCAAGGTTTACTTTTTCTCCTTTGGCAAGTTTACGTATTGCCTCACCAGCAACTGTAGGTCCTAATTGTGCCTTAGCTGCTTTGTATCTTTCTTGAAAGTCTTCATCACCTGATAAAACACCTACTATGTTATCTCCAGCTCCAGGTGCTATAAAGTTAAGTAGAGTAGTTAAGTTAGCCCACTGTGGAGATAAACCACCATCTATAGCTGCTCTAGCTGTAGCTTGATATGGTCTTTTAATTAATGCTTCTGCTAAAGAATCTAAACCAACAAACAAAGAACGTACTGAGCCTCTACCTACGGCTTTCATCTTTTCAAATAACTTAGATGATTCTTCTTGTTCTATTTCAATCTGTCTTTGTACTAATGCAGATATTTCAGGAGATTCTTCTGTAAAACCTAATAGTGCAGAACCTACCATTACATCTCTTGATAGTATATTTCCAAACTTATTAACTATACCTTCAAGGTTTATACCTATTTCAGGTTTAGATTCTATTTGAGATTTAACTGCGTTGTATTGATTCTGTTTAGCTTTTTGTTCTTCAATCCTGGCTAACTCTAAATCAGGTGGTTCGTAACCGTATATAGCCATTATGCTTTATATCTTATTAAAGCACTCGCTTCTTCACTACCTCCCAGTATGTCATTAATTGAAGCTAGTATTGCATTGGTTCTGTCTATATTCACAGGATTGTTTGGCATGTATCCTTCTACCTGTGGTAATTCATCAACTGGATTAACTTGACTTTCTGTTGCTCTAAATGCACTAAGTGGTGGAGCTTGTGAAACAGTAGGTTCTTCTACTGGTGCTGCTGTTGGTATAGCAGGTGTTTCATCTAAACTTATAGGTCCTCCACGTAACATTGATTCACGTTCAGCAGAACCTTCACCTCTTTGCATATCAACACCGAATGCTTTTTTATTAGAACCTCTGGTCATTATCATCCTCCACCCATATCATTTGTAATCTTCCATATCCTGGCACATACATTATTGTTAAACCATCCATATTCTCCCACTCTGTTTTATCTTCTAATTGGTCATTTAAATACAATTCAGCTACTTCTGTTTTATCTATATCCCAGTCTTCACCCATAATAACTTGATGAAACCTACTGTTAATTCTATCGAAGTCTTCCATTATGCACCTCCCTGCAATAAACTCATAACATCTTGTGGCGATGGTGGAGGTCCTCCTTGTTGTGGAGCTGCTCCAGCCATTTGTGCTAACATAGCTTCTTGTTGATTTGGTTGTGGGTCTTCTGCTGTAAAATATTTCTTTAATATACTTCCAATGTTATTAGGACTTGTATATATCTCTACTAATGCCATAGAGGCTTTTGCATCACCTTGACTAGCTTGTGCTAATAAAGAATCAAACATAACACTTTCTGCTTTATCTTTAGTAATACTTTCATTTATAGACTGAAGATTATCCAAACCATCCATTTCACGTTGCATAGTTTCTTTGTCTATGATACCTGCTTGAAATAATTGCAGTCCTGTAATAACTTTACCTGCTTCATCAAATGTAGCCATAGCACCATATTTACGTCTTGTTAGATAATTACCATCAATATCTGTAGCAGGTGTGTAGTTCTCTGCAAATGCTGAACCACGTAATGTACCAACTAATGGTTTACGTTTACTTAAAGATAGCTCATCAAGCTCTAATCTTTTGTAATCTATTTCTTGTATAGCGTTTTGTAAAACTTTATGATATTCATTTACCATTGCACCTATACCAGCTTGTAGTTCTTCTAGTCCTCTACCTGTAACAAAGCTGTTAGGTGATATAGAATCGTCTTGTACTGGATAACCTGCAACAGTTCTTAAATGTCTTTCTATTCTACTTACTGATTCAAACAACTGATACGGTAGATTATTAACTGGTTTTATTACTTGTGAACCTGGAGATAGGTAGTTAATAGCATTTCTACCTTTTCTGTATTGTCCTGATTCAATTTCACCAACTACGTTAGTTTCTGTAAATACAGCATCTTCCATAGCAATTACTGACATAACGTTTATTTTTGCCATTGCAGCCATCAAACCAATAACTTGGTCAAACTGTCCTTGTATTTGGTCAAAAGAGTATCTCTTAGCACATACAAAAGATGGACCTGATTGTAATGGGTTAGGTACAAAATCTACAATTTTATTAGATGCAACGTGTACAATGTATGTTCCTTCAGGATTTATGTATTCTACAACTATTTCACCATTGTCATTAGAGTTTTCCCATGAACCTTCTTGACCGTAGTTTGTATATATACCTGTAGTAAATCCGTATGGTTCATCTACTTTGTCACCTTTTTCTGCAAAATAGCTTTTAAGTTTAGGATACATTCTTACTAATACATCAGCAGGAATAGTTCTAATAGTTACTAACTCTTCTGCCATTTGATTAGCACCTTGATAACCTGGAAAAGTCATATATGGGTCACGTAGTTCTGCTACTGGATACACATTGCCCTGTGGGTCAGTCTTGCTTGTAATAACCCAAACGGCAAAACCATATCCTGGTAACCATCTAGCTACTTGTGGTAACTGTAAATCTAATTTTTGAAACTGGTCATAAGAAGTAACTATGCGTTCTAGCTTATCTTTTTTCTTTTTATTTCTTTCACTATCTCTAGGGTTTGTGATATGTACATCTAATGCAGGTACTCTACCAATTTTTTGTGCAAGTCTGTCTAGTGCAGATAGTAATAAGTTTGGAGCAGGTAACATATCAGCATCCATACTTGATATTGATTGACCAAGTAATGCTTTTATACCATTTTCCCCACCATTGATGATTGCACGAAACCTTGCTCTATCAGGCAAAGCCTCATCGTGCATTTCTTTTAAGAATCTTGTTCTGTCTAGTATGTCTTTAACTAACATTTAACTCCATGGCGCGTCATTCCATTCTACTATATCAAAGCTATCATAGCTAGGTCTGTAGTCAATTCCTATATCAGAATAGTGTGCTTTTTGCAACTTACGTAAAACTTTAATTGGAAACCAACTAGCCATAACTATATCAGATTTATAGACGTTTTTCCGTCTTGCTGAAAAATAAGATAATTGTTTTCTATACATTTCTGACTTAACCTGCGATTCAGGATTACCGTATGGTAAAATTATTAGTTGGTCTTGAAACATAGGTGCCAATGATGTAACACCAAAATGACTATCCCATTTGTTTTTGTAAGTTTCATGACCTTCTAAAATAATTCCATTTCTATTTGCATATTCTTTAATACGTGGGTCTTGTCGTATAGCTTTTTGAAAGTTGTTTTCTTCAATAACCCAATGATATAAGTTATACATTTGATGCCATTCTTTAATAACTTGTAGCGCTTCTTCTATTCCACCACCTTTATTGTTTTGTATATCTACCATTTGTAACAATGCATCTTCTCCATCATCTAGTATTGCCCACAAAAATGCAGCTTGATAACCTGATGCTGCTGGGTCTAGTCCTGCTACAAGGTAAGAGTGTTGTGGTATTTCACCAACAACTTTAGTTTTGTCCATACATTCAGATATAGCTTCTATATTAAATATAGCTGCACCACCTTCTCCTGGTCTATTTTGATAAACCATTTCAAATCTTTGTAAACCACCTGTAGTCATAGCATCACGTTTTCTTGACAACAACCATCTGTATGTTCTAAAACCTGACCACAACATACAATCTACATGTTCATCTTCTTCTAGTTCAGGAAGGTCACAACTAGAATCGTGTGCTTCTTCTATTATTGTTTCCCATGCTTCTGAATCAAGTAACGAGCTATACAAATCATCAGGGTGCTGTCTTGACCCAATAACAATAATTGCTGTATGTTCCTCTTTACGAGATGCAAGTGTTGTAGTCCACCAGTTTTTTGTATTATGCCTTGCACGTGGTTGTGCAGTAGATGCATGGTCTTCAATGTCGTCTGCGATAATTAAGTCACAGTCACGAGAAAGTATCTTACCACCCTTACCAATACCAATCATAGTTGGTGATTTAATACCATGTACTGTTCTAGTAGATACAGTAAAACCATTTTGTGACCAAGACTTACCTGTTCTTGTTTTAGGTTTAAAAGAGCCACCTGGTCCACAAAAATCTTCTTTAAGTCCTTGATTGGATTCTAATGTATCTATTACAGATGACACAGAGTTTTTAGCTATATCTTCGTTACCACCTACCCACATAATTCTAATGTTAGGATTTTTCATAATACGCCATATAGCAAAATGTATAAGAAGTTCTGTTTTGCCATGACGAGGTGGAGACAGAATCATCTGTTGTCCACCTTCATCAATAGCAGTGTTCAGTGCGTTTATCCACTTTTCATGAAACGGTGCAGTTTCAAAAGGAACACCTTTCTCCGTTAAAAAATATCTATTTCTAAATTCTTTAAATGATTCTAATGATTCTATAGCTTCTGTTGGTACATCCCAATCAGATTGTGCTTTTTCTAATTCTACGTCTTCTTGGTAAGCTGCAAGAAATCTTGACACTTGTGCTTTAGAAACTTTAAGTATTTTAGCTGCATCATCTCTTGTAATCTCATCTTCCAACACTTCTTTAACAA